CAAGATTTACCCGGCATGACTGAGCCGCGCCGTTGTGAGCTTGAACTTAACGACATTGAAACAGTCGAGGATTTAGCATCAGCGCAGGAAACAACGCTGCGTGCGATCGGTGAGCCTTATGTTGAGTTGGCAAAGATTGCCACCCTGCAAGTTGAGGCCAGCAAGCAAAAAGAGGATTTAGTTGTTGAGGTGGCCGTTGCGGCCCAGACCTTGGCAGAACCAGAGGTGAAAAATGAGCCTGCTAACAATAGCACAAGCAGTTAGCGACTTTGTAGGGTTTGAGCGCCCAACAACAGTTGCTGGCAATACTGATCCGATTGCGCGGCAGCTTCTGGTTATGATTAACCGCGAGGGCGCTCAACTGATGCGTGCCAATAACTGGCCGATTTTGATGAAGGAACACACCTTTAACACGGTCAACGGCACGCAGAACTATGCGCTGCCGTCTGACTTTGATCGGTTTGTATCAGGCACGGCTTACAACCGCACAGATTTAGATGCAATGGTTGGCCCTATTACACCGCAAACATACCAGGCTGACCGCTTTGGCACAGTTACTGGCGGTATTGTTCAGCGCTTTCGTTTGAAGGCTGCAAGCAATGCATTGCGCTTTGATATTACACCGACACCCAATAGCGCAGAAACTGTTGGTTTTGAATATGTATCAAGCCATTGGAATCAGACCAGCGGCGGCACATCACAGGCCGCTATGGCCGCTGACAGCGATGTTGGGATACTAGACGAAACATTGATGGAAATGGGCGTTACATGGCGGTTTAAGCAGTCGCACGGCCTGATCTATGATGAGGATTTCCGGCAGTATCAAATGGAACTAAGGCAGGCGATAAGCCGCGCAGGCGGTGCGCCAATCCTGACACTTGACGATCACAGGCGCTATTTGGTCAGCCCATATAGCTACAATTTACCAGATTCAGGATATGGCCTTTAATGCTACAAGCAGCTAGATCAGCAAACCAGTACCGCGTCAGAGCAGCATCTGTGCCAGCCCCTGTGGGCGGTTTAAACAGCCGTGACAGCATTGATGCCATGCCGCCGACTGATGCGCTGATTATGAGCAATTTCTTTCCAACAACCGGCAAGATAACTTTGCGCGATGGTTACACGCAGTTTTGCACTGGCATTGGCACTGGTGATGTAGAAACACTGATAGAGCATAGCGCAGGCTCAAACAGGCAGTTGCTGGCAATTGGTAGCGATGGTGTATTATATCAGATCGATACCGGGTCAGCGGTTAGTAGAAAAACTGGCCTTGCCAATGGCCGTGCAGAGCATATCGAGTTCAACAATTTATCTATCATTGTGCCGTCAGGCGCAAATGTGCCGTTTAGCTGGAATGGCTCCAGCGCTTCTGATTTGTCAATTACACTTTCAGACAGCGTAAATCCAAACACACTGACCGGCGTATTCGCCTTTAAAAACCGCGTTTACTACTGGACAGGCACAAGTCAGAATTTTTACCACAGTGCGTCTGTTGATACCTTCCAAGGCAATTTTACCAAATTTCCTGTTGGCCTAGTTGGAACATACGGCGGCAACATCATAATGATCAATTCTTTAAGCATTGACGGAGGTGATGGGGTTGATGATCTGTTTTGCATTATTATGTCATCAGGCGAGGTGCTGATTTATAGCGGCTCTAACCCTTCTAGTGATTTCTCGCTTGTCGGCTCGTTCCGTTTAGCAGAGCCGGTTCAAGAAAAGCGTGCAATCGCCAAGCTGGGCGGTGATGTAATTATAATGACCAAAGAGGGTTATCTGCCGTTAAGCCAAGTGGTCAGGCAAGACCTTGTTGGCAATAAGGCAGCAGCCATATCAGAAAAGATCAGAGGCACGGTAATTGCCCAGGTGGCAGAAACCGGCACAAGTCAGGGCTGGCAGATATTTGTAAGCCCTGATGGCGATAAGGTTTATTTTAACTATCCGACTGGTGATAGCCCTGATCCTTATAATCAGCACGTTTTTAACCCGATCATTCGGGCTTGGTGCATTTTTGAGGATTTGCCAGCAGTGGTCTGGGGGCAGTTCAACGGCGATACATTCTTTGGCGGTGCAGGCGGCAAGGTCTTTAAAGTAGAAGGCAAGGCCGATCTTGGTGAAAACATAGTTGGTGATCTGGCAACAAGCTATAATTATTTTGGTGATCGCGGCGGGGTCAAGCGCTTTAGCAGCGTGCAGCCAATGCTAGAAGGCGAAACCGATGTGCAGTTTGATTTCGGTGTCGGTGTAGACCAAGCGCCTGTTAGCGGCATTGCGGTATCAACCACCACTTTTGCAAGCAATATGGCATCCTGGGATACAGCCAGTTGGGATAATTTCTTTTGGGCTGACGCGGTTGGTTCAGGCATTACAAAGCGCCGCAAGGCAGTCAACAAATTTGGCTTCAGTGCAGCGCTACGCATCAAAGTGGCAACGGATAGTCAGGCTATCAGTTTTATCAGCGCTCATTACACATTCGCACCAGGGGGGCCTTATTAAATGGCATTTTCAGGCGGTACATTTAGCAGAACTTTTGACTGCACAACCGATAGAGATAACGGCGTTAAAATCCTTGCCAGCAAGTTTGATACAGAACTGGACGGCATGGCTACTGGCTTGTCTACTTGCATCTTGAAGGATGGCACACAGACTTGCACGGCAGCAATACCGTTTGCACAGGGCATTACCCTGCCTGACAATAAAACCATTGCATTTGGCACAAATACTGATGTGCTAATTCAATATGATGAAACCACAACGGATTCACTAAAAATATCAGCAGCAGAAGGCGCTGGCCTTGCTATCACATTGATGGCAGATGAGGGCGATGACGCAGGCGATGAGTGGAAGCTTAACATTGCTGACGGCGGCACGCTCACCTTGGGCAACGATATTAATAGCGCTGGCACATATGTTACGCATTTAACCATTACACCAAATGCCACCGTAGCAAACAGCACTATGGCTGTTGCTGGCAACCTCACAGTCGGCGGCGCTTTGACATTAGGATCAGGCGCGGTCATTAGCGAGGCAGAGCTAGAAACCATTGACGGCATTACACCCGGCACTGTGCTGGCATCAAAGGCAATGATAGTTGATGCTAACAAGGACATTACTGGTGGCCGAAACCTGACAATCACAGGTGAGTTAGACGCAGCAACGCTGGACATTAGCGGCAATGCTGACATTGATGGCACACTTGAAGCCGATGCGATGACATTGAACGGCACTGCAATCACCACTGTCGCAACCCTGTCAACAGGCATTTCTAACGGTAATCTACCAGTATTTACAAGCGGCGCGGCTGATAACGACTTTTTGCGGATTGACGGCACGGCCATTGAGGGGCGTTCTGCGGCAGAAGTGCTTTCAGACATTGGCGCACAGGCCAGCTTGACCTTTGGCATATCAAATACAAACGCAGTGAAGATTGATAGCGCTTCAGTTGCAGATGACGAATATGCGCGTTTTACAGCCAACGGCCTTGAAAGCAGGGCAACCGCTGAAGTGCTGTCAGACATAGCGGCAGCACCAGCGGCTGGTAGTAGCAACATCCTTACCACTGGCGCTTTAAACAGTGGCAGCATTACAAGTGGCTTTGGGAGTATTGATAATGGTTCAAGCGCAATCACTACCACAGGCACAGTAACGGCTGGTGAGTTAACAGTTAACACTAGTGACCAAGTTCTTATCAATCATTCTGGCGATGGCGGCGGCATCAGAATTGATAGCACAAATAACACAAACACAGGCAGTGTGCGGTTTGGTGATGCCGCTGATAACTATATCGGCGCAGTCGAATACAACCACAGTACTGACGCAATGTCGTTTTACGCAAACAACGCTACCCGAATGACAATTACTTCAGCGGGAGCCGTGGGCATTGGCACTGCTTCACCTAGTGCAAAAGCACACATCCAAACCGCTTCATCAGGCTCTTCGGTAGCTGGTTCTGGTGACGAATTGTTTGTTGAAGGTTCTGGTGACGCTGGGATTACAGTTGGTGCTGGAAATACTAGCAAGGCAAGTTTGTTTTTTGCAGATGATGGCGACTCTGCCGCAGGACGCATCAGATATGACCATTCTGACAATTCAATGCAATTTGGCACTGCTGGACAAGCAGAACGCCTTAGAATCACATCAGCGGGGAAAATCGGAATTGGCACAAGCTCTATATCTTCAACGCTTGAAATTGTGCCGACAGATACAAACACTATTATTGAAACGCACAGTTTTAATACCACTGCACAAAATCATATGCAAATGCGAAATAATAGTGGAACAGAAGTGGGTAGCATTTATGTTACGACTACTAGCACAGCCTATAACACCTCATCAGACTATCGCCTAAAGACCGCCGTAACCTATGAT